GCCTTTCTTTCACACCGTCAAGTTAGAAAACCCAGTTTTAGGAGTCCCACATGCCCGGACCAGGTAAGAAGCCGGCCGGCCTGAAAGTGGTGGCTGGCACAAGCAGGAAAGACCGCGAGGCACCGCCCCCGGCCGACCTGCCTGTAGTGACCGAGATCCCGAAAGCGCCGGACTGGCTGCCGAACGCCCACGCCGTCAAGGAGTGGGACAGGTTGGCGCCCATCCTGGTGGCGAACAAGCTGCTGACGGAGGGCGGTCTGTCCGCCTTCGGCATGCTGTGCTCCCTGCACGGCAAGCTGGTCCAGCTGTGGTCCGCTGGGGAGGCGCCTGTCGCTTCCATGGTCGCGCAGTACCGCAACCTGATCAATGACTTTGGCCTGACGCCTGTGGCGCAGGGCAAGGTTAAGCCGGTCGGCGAGGCACCTGCCGCCAACGCCTTCAGCAAGAATGGCCGACGCAGCGCCGCGTGACTTCGTTGCGATCGCGAAGGAATACGCGAAGAAGGTAGCGAACCCGAAGAACAGAAAGCGGCACGGCGTCTGGATGCGCCTGGCTGCGCAGCGGTTCCTTGATGACCTGAAGCGGGCCGCGGCGAAGGATGCGCCGTTCTACTTCGATGAGTGGCACGCGACGGATGTGTGCGACTTTGCGGAGAAGCTGCCGCACGTAGAAGGCACCTGGGACACGCCGACCATCGTCCTGCATGAGTCGCATGTCTTCTTCCTAGTCAACCTGTTCGGGTTCCGGAAGCAGGACGGGACGAGGCGGTTCACTACCGCGCTCTTTGCCATTGCGCGCAAGAACGCCAAGAGCACGCTGGCCAGCATCATCGGGCTGTACTGCCAGAACTGCGAGGAAGAGAACGGGCCGCAGGTAATCACCGCGGCCACGACCGGCTCTCAGGCGCGGATCGTGTTCAAGGTCGCTAAGACGATGGTCGATAAGACCAGCGACCTACGTGCGGCATTCGGCCTGGAAGCTTTTGCGAATGCAATCGCCAGCTACAACAACGGCGGGACATTCAAGCCGATCAACGCGAAGGCCAGCACGCAGGACGGTCTGAACCCCTCTTGCTCGATTCTGGATGAGCTGCACGCGCACAAGAACCACGACCTGCTGAACGTGCTCAAGTCGGCGGCCGGCGCGCGGCGCAATCCGCTGTTCTTGTACCTGACGACCGAGGGCTACGCGAACCCGGGCCCGTGGGAGGAAGAACGCGAGTTTGCCAAGAAGGTGCTTCGCGGGCTGATCGAGGCAGATCACTACCTGGCCGTGTACTACGCGCTGGACGAGAAAGACGAAGACCTCGGCACCGAGGAAGACGACGACTTCGACGAGTCGGCATGGCAGAAGGCGAACCCCCTCATGGAGGTTAATCCGCTGCTGCTGGCGGAAATCAAGAAGGCGGCCATCGAGGCGAAAGAGAAGCCGGGCACGCACGCCGAGTTCAAGATCAAGCGGCTGAACCGGCCCTCGTCTGTGGCGAGGGGCTGGGTCAACCTGACGAAGTGGCGTGAGTGCAAGGGCGGGGTGGATCTGGAGTGGCTGCGGCAGTACCCCTGCTTCGGAGGGCTGGACCTATCGAGCACGACGGACCTTGCCTCTTTCCGGCTGGTCTGGGACATCGACGGCTTCATCTACACGCACGGTTGGCGCTGGGTGCCGAAGGTGGCGGTTCGCAAGCGCACGGCGCGCGGGCTGATCCCTTATGCCGGGTGGATTCTCAAGGGCTACCTGATCGAGTCAGGCAACGAGTCGATCGACTACGCGCCCATTGAGCGAACGATCACCGAGGCGAATGAAACGTTCAACCTGATCAATGTCGCTTACGACGGGTGGAACGCTGCCCAGACCGTACAGCGGCTACGGGACGGCGGAGTGGACATGCAGCAGTTCATCCAAGGACCAAAGAGCTACCACCCAGCCATGCAGGCGCTGGAGGTGGCCTACCTCAATCAACGGTTCGCGCACGGGAATGACCCGGTGCTGAACTGGAATGCATCCAACCTGGTCGCGCGGCTTGACGCCAACCTGAACCAGGCCCCCGACAAGAAGCGCGCGGCCGAAAAGATCGACGACATGTGCGCGCTACTCATGGGCGTGGGCCAAGCCACTACGGCGGAAGGAACCGGCGATATGGACGACTGGCTGAAATCACCCGTCAAGGCGGGCCACAAGTGAAGCGACCGGGGCCTCTGAGCCGCGTTCGTGCGGCTATTGACGGCTGGGTGCGCTCGTTCACCCAGCGGGACGCCGAGTTGTACGCGTCGCCGATGGATAACGACGCGGGGGCGATGGTCACGTCGAAGACGGTAATGCAGCTCGACGCGGCCTGGAGCTGCGTTCGTCTGATCTCCGAAACGATTGCGACCCTGCCGCTTTCGATGTTCGAGCGGACCAGCTCGGGCAAGCGCCTTGCATCGCAGCACCCGTTGCACTTTCGCATCCATGACCAGCCGAATATCGATAGCACCGCCTCGGTGTTCTGGGAGGCGATGGTCGCCTCGATGCTGCTGCGCGGAGCTGGGCGAGCAGAGAAACAGTATGTCGGTCCTGACCTAGCGGCGCTGGTGTTCCTCGACCCAGACAAGCTGGTGATCACGCGCAACGTTGACGGCCGGAGGATCTACCAGTACCCGCGCGCCAACGGCTCCATGCGTGAGATCCCCGCGGATCGTATCTGGACCATTCCCGGGTTCACGCTGGACGGAACGAACGGCGTTTCGGTGATCGCTTACGGGGCCAAGGTGTTCGGAGCGGCCATTGCGGCTGAGAAGGCTGCGGCTCAGACCTTCCGGAACGGACTGCTGCGCACGGTCTACTACAAGGTCGCCAACTTCCTGAAGCCGGAGCAGCGGACCGAGTTCAAGCAGAACGTCCTCGGCTCCGTAGAGCGGGGCGAGACGCCGCTGCTGGAGGGCGGCACGGACATGGCCAGCGTTGGCCTCAACCCCTCAGACGCGCAGCTGCTGGAGTCGCGCTCATTCAGCGTCGAGGCGATCTGCCGCTGGTTCCGCGTTCCTCCTTGGATGGTCGGCCACACGGAGAAATCGACCAGCTGGGGAACCGGCATCGAGCAGCAGATGATCGGGTTCCTGACGTTCACGCTAGGGCCCTGGCTGCGGCGGATCGAACAGGCGATCAGCAAGGATCTTCTGACGCCGGCTGAGCGCGTGCGCTTCTATCCGAAGTTCGCGGTCGAGGGCCTGCTGCGCGCAGACAGCGCCGGCCGGTCGGCCTTCTACGCCGCGATGGTGAACAACGGCATCCTGACCCGCGATGAAGTGCGAGAGCTGGAAGACCGCGAGCCGATGGGCGGAAACGCTGCGGTCCTGACCGTGCAATCCGCGATGACCACGCTGGACGCCGTTGGCGTGACCGGCGATGCGAACCAGGCGCGCGCTTCCATGCGCGCCTTTCTCGGCTTCGACGCCGAACCCCAGAAGGGCTGAACTATGAGCAAGAAAACGCTACCGGGTGTGCCGGAGGGGCGCCCCTGCGCGGCTGTCGGAAGCCAAGTGCTTCCGCGAGCCCTTGATCGCTGGGATACCGGCGTACGCGCCGCAGCGACGAACGAGGACGAGCGAACCATCAGCGTCTACGACGTCATCGGCCAGGACTACTGGAGCGGGGAGGGTGTGACCGCCAAGCGCGTCTCTGCCGCCCTGCGTTCCATGGGCAAGGGCCCCGTCACCGTGAACGTGAACAGCCCTGGCGGCGACATGTTCGAGGGCCTGGCCATCTACAACCTGCTGCGCGAGCACGACGGCGAGGTCACTGTGAAGGTGCTCGGTGTCGCGGCTTCTGCGGCTTCTGTCATCGCTATGGCCGGCGACTCCGTGCAGATCGCCCGGGCCGGCTTCCTGATGATCCACAACGCCTGGGTGATGGCGGTCGGCAACCGTCACGACCTGGCCGAAATCGCCGCGACCCTCAAGCCGTTCGATGAAGCCATGGCCAGCATCTACGCGGCCAAGACGGGCGGCGACCCCAAAGCCATGAGCAAGTTGATGGACGCGGAGAGCTGGATTGGTGGCGAGAGCGCCATCGAGCAGGGCTTCGCTGACGACCTGCTCCCGTCCGACCAAGTAGGTAAGGGTGGCGGCAAGGCCAATGCATCCGCGGTGCGCCGCATCGAGGCCGCCCTTCGCGCCTCCGGCATGCCGAAGTCCGAGGCTATGCGCCTCATCTCCGAATTCAAGTCCAGCGCGGGCGATCCCGCTGGCAGCGGTGAGGGCGATCCCACCGAACACGTCCAGGGCGACCCGGGCGTCGACGTTCTCGCTCTTCTGAGCGGCTTCTCCCTCTCCCAACCCACTTCCTAAAAGGAAACCATCATGCAACGCAAGTTCCTCGCGATCACCGTGATCGCTCTCTGCGCCGTTTCGCTCGGCGCGCAAGCCATGGGCGTGGATGTGTCCTCGCACATCCATGCATTCCTGCTGACGCACCCCGACGTCGCCATCGGCCTCACCGGTCTGGCCTTCATCGGCGAGACGCAGAACTTCAACCCGACCGAGATCAAGGCGGCGCTGGACAAGATCAGCGGCCAGGTCAAGGAGCAGGGCGAGAAGGCTCTTGCCGAAGCTGCCAAGGGCATCCAGATGTCCGCCGCGAACAAGGAGAAGGTTGACGAACTTCTGATGAAGCAGGGCGAACTGCAGGCCACCCTGCAGAATACCCAGCAGGCCCTGGCCAAACTGGAGGCAAACGGCGGCGGCAGCGTCGTCCAGTCCCAATCTCTCGGCCAGGAGTTCGTCGGCACGGAGCAGTGGAAAGCCTTCGCTGCGCAGTCCCGCCCCCGAGGCCGCGTGGACATGCCGATCAATGCGGCGATCACCACGCTGCGCACGGATGCCGATGGCTCCGCAGGCGACCTAATCGCGCCGACTCGCCTTCCTGGCGTGATCGCACCGCCGGACCGTCGCATGACGGTGCGCGACCTCATCACTCCCGGACGCATGGATGGCGACCTGCTGCAGTACGTGAAGGAAACCGGCTTCACGAACAGCGCCGGCATGGTGGCGGAAGGCGCGAAAAAGCCCGAGTCGACAATCAAGTTCGACATGGTCGAGACCGGGCCCAAGGTCATCGCGCACTTCGTCAAGGCCTCGCGCCAGATTCTGAGCGACGCCAGCCAGCTTGCCAGCTACATCGATGGCCGCTTGCGCTATGGTCTGGCGTACAAGGAGGAGCAGCAGCTCCTGAACGGCGACGGCACGGGCCAGAATCTGCTCGGCATCATCCCGCAGGCAACGGCCTACGCGGATCCGATTGGGCTTTCCGGCGCGACGCAGATCGACATGATGCGGCTGGCCATGCTGCAGGCGGCGCTCGCCGAATACCCGGCGACCGGCCACGTGCTGAACCCGATCGATTGGGCGTTCATCGAGCTGATGAAGGACTCGGAAGGCCGCTACATCATCGGCAACCCGCAAGGCAGCACCCAGCCCACGCTGTGGGGCCTGCCTGTGGTGACGACCCAGGCGATCGCCGTCGACAAGTTCCTGACCGGCGCCTTCCGGTTGGGCGCGCAGGTGTTCGACCGCTGGGACGCTCGCGTCGAGGTGGCCACCGAAAACGAAGACGACTTCGTCAAGAACATGGTGACCATCCTTGCCGAAGAACGGCTGGCTCTCGCAGTGTTTCGGCCCGAGGCGTTCGTCTACGGCGACCTCGGCCGCGTGGCTTAAGGGGGTCGACATGGGCTACTCCACCAAGAGCGGCCGTTGGGCCAGCACGCTGGACCTGCCGCTGGCGGCAAGCGCCGCGCGGACGGCCACTGGCAACGGCAGCGCGTTCGAGCCCGGCGACAAGGCCATCGCGCGCCTGCGCCTGAACGTGACGGCAGCGTCGGGCACCTCCCCAACGCTGAACGTCACGGTTCAGACCAGCCACGAC